GAGGGGCCGGGAAGCGGATGACTTCTGCGGCATGTACCAGTGGGCGAAGCCCGATAAGTCTACATGTGTGGTCAGCGGTGATAAGGATTTGAAGCAAATCCCCGGTTGGTTGTACAACCCACAGAAGGACACGTTTGAGATGCGCACCCTTCGAGACGCAGACCTTTTCTTCTGGTATCAGATGTGCGTAGGCGATTCTGTTGACAACGTAGCGGGTCTGAAGGGCATGGGTCCGAAGAAGACCGAAGGGCTGCTTGAGTCATGTAGTCGTAAGCCAGTGCGTGTAATGAAGGCAGTGGCTACGTTGTATAAGAAAGAATTTTCCGGTCGGTGGAAGGATGCGTTGGATGAGAATGCACAGCTCCTCTTTATCCATCGACAGGAAGGTAAAGACTGGAAGGAATATTTCGGAGGAGTCCTCGACCTATGAGCGCATGTCGTGATCCGTTTGAAGATGTCGAAGAGAACATCCGGCAAGGAATGAGCTGGGGGGCAGCCTACACCGTTGTGCTTGAGAAGTGGATCGGAGAGGCTGCTTGCAGTCTAATCGAGAGACGATTCGATGAAATCTGGAATGAAGTGAAAGGACACAACACCAGTGACACTTAACCTAGAAATCAAAAAGCTCCACCCCGAAGCAAACCTCCCCACCAAAGCTAACCCAGCGGATGCTGGGCTGGACCTTTACGCCTTGGATGTGACTGAAATCCCCGCGTGGGGCTCTAGGCTTGTCTCTACGGGCATTGCAGTAAGCATCCTAGAGGGATGGTGCGGGGTCATCAAGTCGCGCTCTAGCGTGGCTCTCAAGCAGTCTCTGGAGGTGGGTGCTGGAGTCATTGATTCCGGTTACACCGGGGAGGTTAAGGTGCTTCTTCGTAACCACTCGGAGAAGATCAAGTGGTTGAACCAAGGTGACCGTATCGCCCAGCTACTCTTGGTCCCGGTTCCCAAGGTCAACGTAGTTGAGGTGAAGGAGTTCACCACGGTAGTGGGTGAGCGGGGTGATGGTGGGTGGGGGAGTAGTGGACGATGAAACGGTACTGGCTGATTGCTTACGATTATCACGGTGCTTGTGGAGGTTTTGAGGACATCGTCCTAGACACGGATGATAAGGAGCAAGCTGTAACCGAGGCCGGGGAGTTTTATAAACAATACGATCGGACTTACTTGTGGGACTCTGTTAACCACGAGTATGTTGAGTTCGTCAAATACGTACCTCCACCGGAAACTCCCGAGGAAAGGGCCTACCGAGAGAAGACCAACAAGGAGTGGATCACTACTCGGGGCGGAACGTCTGTGGTTTACAACATCAAGGAAGCCAAGATTGAACATCGATCCCCGATTTGAACAACAGTTCCAAGAGATGACCGAAGCTGATCGAGCGGTTATTCTTCAGTGTGGCCGTCTGTACGCCTACAAAATCCTCACCCCTATCGGGATGGTAAAGCGAGACTACTTGAGTCCTGACGAGTACCTTAACCTAGCAGCTATTCACGACCGCTTTGGACTTAACATCCCGAACGTAGTTCTCCAAGCGGCTACGACCTATGCCCTTGCTGAGTTGATCTCGGTGGGGTTGGCTGAGCCGGAGGCTATTGGAAACATTGAACGGTTCTTTGTTGACTTGATTAAAGCGGAAGGGGGTTGATATGAAGCTCTCTGATTTGTCTGATGAGGATTTCATGACTCTATACCAAGACTACTGGGATTGCATGCGGTGGGGTTTCTCTGGGGTCACGCTTCCTCCTGAGCACCCCCGGTACAAAGGGGCCAAAATAACCGGACCATCTTCTTGGCCTGACCTTGTTGATGAGGCTATTCGACGTGAGAAGGAGTTTAGTTGACATGGCTATTCTTGCTAAGGGTCCGCCGTACATGACAGAAGATGATGCGTTGTACTACAAGGGCTTTGGTGTATACAAACCACCTATGCCAGAAGTAGAGAAGCGTCACGACGAAGCCCTCGCCAAGCTGCTCAAGCAAGAGGCTCCTTGGGAAAAGAAGCACCAAGTCGGAGGCACCCACTACTCCGATCTCTCCATCCAACCTTGGGATGCTATGCGAGCGTGGTTTACCCCGGCCGAGTATGCATCGTACCACATCGGTACAGTGATTGGGTATCTCTCCCGCCATCGGCGGAAGGGTGGGTTGAACGACATCAAGAAAGCTCACCACCACTTGAGTGAGTTGATCCGGTACTTTGAAGAGGAAGAGGAGTATGAGTGATCGCTTGTGTCTCAAGCCGGACAACGGTTCTAACAACATCTGGCTAATCGTCCACCCGGTGACGGGTGCTGTGGATGCCACTTTCATGAAGGTTCGGGACAAGTGTGAGATGAAGCTGCACTCTCATGTAGGTACTACCTACTGGACATCTTCAGCTTTTGATTGCATCACAGATAAGTGGGTTGAGTTCAAGGAGGTTCATAAGTGAAGCGTAACAACAAGGACGTAACCGAGGACAACGATAAGTTCGCCCTAGCTGTCGAGAAGTTCAATCGAGCTAAGCGTCGGAGTACCCAAGACAAGACCAAGGGTAACAAGCGAGCCGAGGCTAAGATCACCGAGCTTACCGACGAGGTTGGACGGTTGAGCCAGCGGTTGAAGATGGCTACAACGCTTTTGCGTTGGTTGGTGAAGCACATGCCGGAGAGTATTCGTACGGAGTACGAGTTGTATCGGTCGGCGATTAATAGCGGGGATGTTGATGACGTTCACCCCTAAGAAACACCGTCGTCTTGTTCCTGAGCCTTCTCCGAAGAAGCCCAAGTATCGCCCCAACAGACGGAAGTCTGGGAAGATGTCTGCCTACGAGGAGAAGGTGGAGGCCAGCCTTGCACAGCGTGGTGTGGATTACAGGTACGAAGAAGAGATTCTTGATTACATCAAGCCCCCCGTACCTCCGAAGAAGGCCACGTATAACCCGGATTTCGACTTCGTGACAGAGAAAGGGAACAGGGTTTATATAGAAGCTAAAGGCCGATTTACTCCAGCAGATCGCCGTAAGATGGTTCTCGTCAAAGAGCAGCACCCAGACAAGGACATCAGGTTTATCTTCATGAGGGATAACCCAATCCAAACAGGTTCCAAGACAAAGTATTCCCATTGGGCCGAGAAGAATGGATTTAAGTGGGCCGTCTCCGCCACAGGTCATGTACCAGATAGTTGGATTCGAGGGGATGCATGAAGTACGCTGACGAAGCAATCACCGTAACGCCTATCGCTATGACCACGCCGATTGTGGACTTCATCTCAAACGGAGATGATCTCACTGCGTACATGGCTCGCGTCAGTAACCCGTCAAACCAAACCAACTTCAAGACAGCAGACAAGCTGCTCAAGCACTGTGCGGAGGAAGGTCACTGGTCTGTGTTCGATATGGTTGATGTGGTCTTTGAGGTAGAGGCCCCTCGCGACATCTCTCGACAAATCCTTCGCCACTACTCGATGCGGTTCCAAGAGTTCTCGCAGCGTTACGCTGACGTAACCGAGGATATGTTCGTACTTCGCGAACTGCGAATGCAAGATACAAAGAACCGTCAGAATTCTTTGACGTGCGAGAACGACGAACTGAAAGAGGAGTGGGAACTTGATCTTCGCAACTTGATTTCCCGTGTAACTGCGTTCCAAAAGAAGTACCGGGATGCAGGGGCGGCTAAGGAGTGTGTGCGGGTGATGTTCCCCGAGGGACTCACGATGTCACGGATGTACGCGAAGATTCCTCTGCGTACTTTGACCCACTATATCAAGACACGAGGGCACGAGTCTACCCAGAAGGAACACCGCTTGGTAGTAGAGAAGATGCTTCCGTACATTCCACAGTTGTTCCCGCTGTCCTATAAGTTTCTACTCCCCGAGGAAACAACCCTATGATCTACTTCTGGACTATCGTCCTTGGCTTCTATCTCCTTGGTGTGTTGGTGTCTATGACAGCCCTTGAGAATCGCCCTCGTCCTTCTTGGAAGGACTTCCTTCGGTCCCTTGGCCTTAGCCTCGTGTGGCCTTTCGTCCTTATCCTTGGCTTGATCCAAGCCTACCGAGCGGAGAAGTAATCCACATGCTAGCCCTCTATCTGTACGTTGTTGCCTGTGTTCACTTCTACTGGCTTGAGTCCGATGAGCCCAATGCCAATGACCCGATGCACTTAGCCGAGATCATTTTCTGGCCGGTGCTTTATCCGCTTTACTTGGTAACTCTTTGGTACAAGAACCGGAAGGGGTAGTCTTGGTGGTCAAGTTCTATATGTGGTGGTGGGCTTTCCGGCGAAAGCACCTGTGTAGTCGAGGGTATCACGGCTTCCCGTTGTCCTCGCTCGATGGCTCCATAGTTCATCATTCGTATCACACGAAAAGGAACCAGCAAGTGTTTGAGCGACGATGTTCTGTGTGTGGTGGTCGCGAGGAGATTATCCGGCATGGTTAAGATGCTTTTCCTAGATATTGAGACACTCCCCCATCACGCTGCGGTGTGGGGTTTGTGGGGCCAGAACGTAGGTATCAAGCAGATTATCAAGCCCGGTCGTACTACGTGTGCTGCTTGGAAGTGGTTGGGGGCTAAGAAGATTGGGTTTGCTGCCGAGTGGCATCCGATCAAGGAGCAAGAGAGTTGGTTCTGCTACAAGGAGTTCCTTACTCGTCTTCACGAGGTTCTTGACGGAGCTGACGTAGTTGTCACCTACAACGGAAAGCGTTTCGACATCCCAACGCTGTACAAAGAGTTCGTCCTGTACGATCTCCCACCCCCGTCTCCGTTCCACCACATTGATTTGTACCAAACAGTGAAGCGCCAGTTCCGGTGGGCTAGCAACAAGCTCGACTTCGTTTGTCAACAGCTCGGCCTCGGTGCTAAGGTACATCACAAAGGTCAAGAACTATGGACGGATGTTGAGGCTGGTTGCCCCAAGGCACAGAAGGTCATGGAACGGTACAACCGTGGTGATGTCACCCTGCTTGAGAAGCTGTACAACCGTCTGAAGCCGTGGATAAAATCGCACCCCAACCTCGCTCTCCTAGAGGAGAAGTCCGGTATCGTCTGCCCCACCTGCGGTTCCGATGACATTGAGTTCCGTGGTTATAGATATACGAAGACTCGCCGGTATCGTAGGATGGTTTGCAATTCTTGCCATAGCTGGTCATCGGTAACAGCTTCCGATAAGGAAGTGGTTGGTGAGACAGGCTCGTGTTCGTAGCTGCTCGCGGAGCAATCCTTGAAGACCGTGACTTCGTAGACTTCCTCGGTCATTGTTGGAGATACTCGGAGTTGGACACTCAGATAATGACGGAAGTCATTGCTAAGTGTGGGTACGGTCTGTGCTTCGTCCAACCGGAACCTGTCCCTGTTGACACACCCCTCCTGCTGGAGTACGATGGCTTCACGACTAACACCAACACGGAGGTTGAACCACCAATCACTATGGACGATTTCATTCAAACTTGTAACACTTACGGGACGTACCGCGCTTTGGACCAACTAGACTACATCATTGATATTGTGGACCGATGCAGTCCCCACCACGATGATCCTGAAGACCTTTACCAAGCTCTCCAAGAGATTCGTCGCCTAGCTGTAGAGGCTATCATGTGGGGTGAGATGACCACCGAAGATAACGACGAGGAACCTTCCGACGAGGATGGGTTGTTCGATTACGACCGAGACGGGGAAGACGATAATGACCGATGACCCTCGCATCCTAGTGATGCGTGCTCCCGGCAAAGAGTACGTCCTAGCAGCCTACGCCTCTAAGCCACCACATGCCGAGGCATCTGTTAAACTGTATCAGTCCTACTCCGAGATGGACCGTACCAAGGATTGTTTTCTGTTTCGACTAGACAAGTGCTGCGTTTCTGGTCTCTGGGGGTTTGCTGAACACAATACCCTTCTCGGACCAATCATCTTCGATTCGGGCAGGAGCGCACCTTGCCCTTTCGTTATGAGCGATGCTCTCGCTCTGGCTAAGCACACTGTCTATTGGCTTGAGAACGACTTCGATGAAACTATCTCTCGGTACGGAAGCGTGACGCTGGTCAATATTAACGGTAAGCTTTTTGATGCAAAGGTATCCGAACAACGAGGTCCAAACCTATGACCGATGAAACCGACATCCCCGAGGATGGTGACGAAGACGAGGAAGTAGAACTCATAGCCAAAGAGTCAGGTGGTATGCTCCGAGTCAACGGGAGTAATACCGTCTTGATGCTTAAGGGTCCATCTCCGTTTCCTACTCCGTTTGATCACATCAAGAATTGTTGTGGAATGGAAGTGCGGATGTCCTCCAACCCGGCTAAGCCGGATGAGTATTGGTACTTGGTTATGGTCCAAGATTCTTTTGAGTGGCGAGAGATCGAGGAGTGTCTCAACGTATTCTCGGAGAAGGAGTACGAGCCGGTGAAGAGGAGCTTGAGGACGGTGCATTAAGTATAAAGCAATAGGCAAAAAGAAAGGGCAGGTGCTAGAAAGGAGAATCAAATCTCCCAACTAGCCCTGCCCTTTTTCGTTTATCGACTCTCGATTGTAGTCGTCGCACATCGCACAAGTATCTCGTGCTTCAACGCACACAACTCATACCTCAGCATCACATCCACCGTGTACTCTCCGATGGGTTGTGTCTCTCCTAGCTGGGGTAGCTTATCGCAAGAGGTCTTCGCCTCTTCGATACAGTAATCAACGGGGTGAGTCGGTCGAAGCCCCCAGTTGTCGAATGAACATCCGCTGATCGCTAGAGATGCAATCAACAGGGCTAACCTCGCTAGGCTCGACACGCTTGTACTCCTCCATAGTCTGTGATCCACGAGAAGCCCTCTCAGAGAGCCTACGAGCGTCTTCCTCGGCTAGCCTTACCGAAGCCCTTGCCAGAGCCTTCTCGCTCTCTAGGAGCTTCTCGTTGGCCTCTAGGAGCCTTTCGTTGAATCTCTCCTCCGCTTGCTCACCTCCTTTGTAGTATCCGTACGAGAAGGTAAAGCCGAAGGCTAGGATCAACCCAGCCCCCAGCAGAACATACTTGTTTGGAAGGGTGGGGAAGATCATTCAGGCGGACCCCATCGTTTATACCCGTCAATGGCTGCGATTGTCGCCTTCAAGTCCCCCTTTAGTTCTGAGATAGCTTCTTTCAAAGGGCTTAGCGATTCTCTCACAACCTCCTTCAAGTCTGCCTTAGAGGCGTACTCGGCAATCAGCTTTTTCTCTAGCTCATGCATTTGATCTCTCATCTCCTCTAGGCGTCCCTTCAACCACCAGAGCCAGAAACACAACCCGCCTAGTGCGAAAAGGATAATTCCGTCTACCAACGTCGGTGACAAATCCATGTCGTTTTGTTACTCCCCTGTTTTGTGTATACGTGTGAATCGTTAGTTGCTTCGGAGACGGGTTGCGATCCCGTGGGCAAGTAGTCTCGAACCGGGGCCTCCTCCACCACCACCCCCGCCAGAGCCTCCACCACCTCCGGATGATCCGCCACCACCTCCTCCAGCCGGTGCCCTCATCATCCCTTGGCCTGTGCCGTAGAGAGGGGCAGGAGGGGCACGGAACATTCCTTGTCCCGTCCCGTACATAGGCGCTGGTGTCATGCTAGGCCCCATGAACGACTGGAACCCAAGGGTAGGTGCTGGACCACCTGTACCCCAAGAGGGGGACGAGAACCCTTGGGACACAGGGGCTGAGTACGGGTTGAAGGTAGGGGCAGGCGAGGGAGAAGCGTCACCTTCTCGCCCTAGTGCTTGATTGAAGAAACTCCTGATTCGTTGGCCCAAGCCATTCCGTTCGTTACCGGGATCGTTCCTCATCATCTGGCGCATGTACGCATCGTACTCACGCTGGTTACGAGCACCCGTAGCTCCCGTCAAACGATCCACTTGGTTACGGATGTTACTTCCCGTGAACCTGTCGATCAACCCCGCTGGTCCGGGCAGAGAACCCATCGCAATATCGGAGGCTAGGAGGCGTGGATTAAAGAACGTATTGAGACGGGAGTACGGGCTCCTGCTTGCTTGTCCCTCCATGTTGGAGGGTATTGGGTATCTTTCCATCTTTATCGCACCCTCCTTTTACTGAGAGCTTACTCGAAAGAGAAGGTCAGGGTACTAGTACCAGCTTCGGGATCGTTGACGCGAGAGATCAAGGCGGTCGGGAAGACCGGCTGTGCTTGGGGAATCAGCGTCATGCGAAGATCAGCGATAGGGGACTCTTCGAGCGGGGGAATGTAGCCGATGGGGATGACAACAGTAACACCCTCGTCTTCGGTAAAACCAATAGCCGGGTGGGTAACATTCACAACGCCCTCAACGTCACGAACTTCGAGCAACATATCAACAGTCTTGGTAGCCATGTGTGTGTATCTCCTTATTAAGCCCAGTGAAAGGTGCCAACAATATCGTTTGCGGTTACGGCTGTAGCGTCAGCGGCTGCTGCGCCGGTAACGGTTGTGTAAGCAATACCTGTACCGAAACCAATACCGCCCGGCACAGACAGTGTGATAGTACCTCCGTTGGGAGGAATACCATAGGTTTGAACCACACCCGTACCAGCGGTAGGAGTAGTGGCGCTGTTGTGGAACTTGACGTATCGAACTGCTGTCGCGTTGTTGGTCAACACAAACCCAAGAAGACGGCCCGCTGAAGCCTTGAGCACAGCAGCGTTAGTGGAGCCAGCGGCCACGAAGTTTGTACCCGTACCAGCACCCGTGGCGTTACCTCGGTATTGGATACCCACATCGCCGATGGCGTTGACACCGGCAGGGAGAGCAACCATCGTACCTTGGTTGGCAGTGACTGTACCCGAGACTGTTTGAGTTGTAGCACCTGTGGGGATCATTGCCACAATACCCGCAGCTTGCATAGCGCGTACGGTGACGTTGATCGTGCCCGATGTGAACGCCGTGGCAATAGCGCGTACTTGAGCGAACCCGGATGCATGTCCAACCCAAGCACCAGCAGCGGTAGCAGTCGTCACAGAAGCGACGTTGACGCTACCACCTGCCGGAAGGACCGCTACCGTAAACCAATCCGTCCCGTTAATCGTGCCTTGGAACGTGACCGTGGCAGTGAACGTACCACGCAAGTCCACAGCAAAACCTGTTGCTCCGTTAAGAGCAAGAGGTACGGCTCCGTTGAGGGCAGTGATAGGTCCGCTGGCCGACACACCCGCCTGATTGACTGGAATAACTGACTGATCCGAGGCGATGACCACCGGAGAAGAACCAGACGCTGTAGTCTGACCCAATGCTGGAGTCTTGGTGTTGATTGTTGCAAGAGTGTTGTTACCCGTGACTTGGTTAGCAGCAGAAGCATCACCACCCCCGCCCCCACCACCGCCTGCTGCGTAAGCCTCACCAGTTGCCGGATCAACCAGCAAGATGGGGACAGGGCGAGTCCCTCGTGCCGGCTCCGGGAAGATTTGATCGTAATTGGACATCCTTGTTTCTCTCCTTTAGTTTAGGTGTTTACTTAAGCGAAGCGGGGAACAACATGTCTCAACCACCACCCATCATTTGACGAAGGGCAGCCATGTTGTAGTTCATGTTCTCAGGGCGATCGTAAGCTGGCATGGGCTCCATCGGTTGAGGAGCCATCTCCGCATTCCGATTGAACCCACGCCTGCGCTGATTGAACGAAGGGGCCATTCCGTTGTTAATCATCGTTTGATTACGAAGGAACGAAAGGGGGTCAGTGCCGACAGAGCCTGCTTGGTTAGGGTCTGGAAGAGGACGGCCGTCTTTGCCGGCTGGTGCTCCGCCGCCTTGGCTCGCTCTCCATTCCTCTTCTGAGAGCGGGATGTCCTCACCGCTGATAACTTGCATCGTGCCAGTCCGCCCATCTGCGAATCTGTTACTGCCTTGCCAATTGTTACGATAATCCTCATAGCTGCCACCACCACCGAGGAAATTCGTGTCAGGGTAAAGCCCACCGCCTCTGAAGCGATTCCCGGTGAGGAAGTCAATGTCTGGGCCGGGAATAAACCACTCTTGACCACCCATACCAAAGTCAGCTATCTGCTGCTGGCGCATACGGTCTAGACCCATCCCGCCAAACCCACCACCCATACCACCCATCATGAACTGTTGGAACTGACGAGGCATAGGGGCGAACTGGCCTTGACCCAGCGGACTGCCGTACGAACCCGGTAGGTTGTAATCCATCCCACCCATGTCATTCCATTGGTTCGAGTTGTAACCACCCATACCATTCATCGTCGGGGGACGATACCGCCCAAGGTTGGTTTGCTGGGACCAAGCGGGAGCTTGGCCTTGACCTTGGAACCCGAAGGGGTTGGTGTTGCGGGGCATATTGGCTGCTCCCCGTGGGTTGCCGTTGTACATCCCTTGGAACGGGACGTTCCCTTGTGCTCGCTGTTGGAGCTGTTGGTTTTGTACGCCTCCTTGGGGGAGGGGGGCCGGAGCCACCCCTCCCATGTTCGGTTTGCTGAAGTTACCACCGATCATTCTAGTCTTACTCCTCGTGGTGTGTTGTTAGTCGAACTTGGCAATCTCTTCGTCCATCAATCGGCGAACTGTTTCAAGACGTTGGTTGAACAGATTTTCCAGACGAACCTTCTCTTGGCGCACTCCCTCTCGGTTGACGCGGTTCTTGATGTCGTTAGAAGCGAACTGCTGTGAGAGCGGACGTGGACGGAACGGAGCACCAGCAACGACTTGATCGATCTCGTCCTTTGCTAAGGTTGCGTCTTTCAAAGCACCCCGGATCATTGTCTCGGTATCCTTAGCGGACATCCCTTGACGTTGACCCACAGCCCTCAATGCCGTCACTGACCGCATCATTTCTTCGTAGGGCTTTTGCTGTGCTTCGATCAACTTCACCACCTCCTCTCGGAGACGATCTTCACCGGCCCTTTCCTCAGACGGAAGAAGCATGATTCGCTTCAAGTCCTCCGAAGGATCACGCCGAGCATTGCGGTAGGCTATCGCTTCAAACTTCACCGACTCCCCGAGGGAGACTTCTCGCACAGGTGCTCTCACCGCCATCAAGGTCTCGATCAAGTTCCACTCGAACTCATCGCCTTGCTTGTCTTGACGGACATCAGAACGAAGGATGCCTTTGAACTGGGCAGGGAATCCACCAGCGTAAGCTACGTTCGTAGCGTCAGCAGCAAACACACCAGCCTTGTCCGCAACCAGTGAGTAGAACTCCGGAGCATCCTCCTCAAGCTGACGACCAGTGCGCTTATCCGTGAACAGACGAAGCATCATCTGGCCTAGAGGAGCACCACCCGCGAACTGACCTTGAAGGTTAGTCATGGCCCCGTTGAAATCCCGCTCTGCCTCGTCCATGTTACCGCTCGATACATTGGCGATAGCAGAGATGATGGCTCGCATCGGAGCGTGGAGTGTGTCTCCGGGGTTGACTCGTCCAGCATCGGTATACACAACCCGATCCCCGTTGACACCCAAGATGACAGGTTGCATACCACGTTCGTTGAACGGCAGATTGTCTGCAATGGTCTCGTCTTCTTCCTCGGGAGAGATACCCAAGATACCGAGCACGGTAGCCGGGAGTCCGTAGGACAACCCGAGAGCTGTCACGTTACCCAAGAGCTTCTTCAAGCCAGCAATAGCCAGACGGGGGTTACCAGTCTTCAATCCGTTCTTGGTTTGAACAATACCAAGGTTGATAGACCTTGCACCGTTAGAAGCAATCTGCTCCATGTAGTTGGCGGTGTAAGACAGCTGAGTGACTTCCATCCCTCGCACGATGTTACGTGTGCGTGTGTACGTGGGGTTGAGTCGGTTGGTTTGTTCTGCTGCCATGTCACGGAGTTGCTGCTCGCTCAGGTCTGGGTAGATCGCCCTCAACTCTTCCTTGGCTGAGAAGTAGTTCCAAGCCTTCGGTACAAGCTCAAGGAAATTCACCACCTCTCGGAGAGAGTTCACCGGGTCGGTAATACCTTTCCGAACAGCGTCTCTCACTGTGCCTTGGACAACCTGCCCTCGTTCAAAGGCGCGGGCTGCACGGGTACGGTTACGCACCTCTTCATCAGTCTGCAATTGTACCGGATCGATAACACCTTGATCCAACAGCTCGATGAAATCCTCGTTGATGTTCTTGCTTCGGTACGCTGTAAACACACTTGCTTGGATGGCTTTCATAGCCCTCGGCAGCGTGGTGATGTTTGTGTTACCGTTGGCAAGAGGCATGTAAAGGAGGTTGGTCGAGTTCAATAAGATACTGGTAGTACCATTCATCGCGATCTGAGTGAGCTTATTGAAACCAAGTACAGGTTGTGCCTTCCTCAAAGCCCCGGCAACAGCATTACCCACCATACCCGTGATGTCGTTACCAGCACCACCCGGAGGCAACATAGCCACTTGAGCCACCACAGCATCGTGAACCTCGGGGATCGTATACATCCCAGCCAACTTACCGTACACCGTTGGGTTGTTGGGGATACGGTTCAGTCTGTTGGTCTGCGGGTCTTCTCGGTTAGAGAACAGATTGGGTGCATTGTCAAACAGGTAGTTGGACGACTTCAGGTTAGCGTATGCTGCTGCTGTCCTTTCAGCCGTAAGGTTAAACGAAAGGATGGGGTTGATGATCTCACCCCAAGCAAGACGCAAGTCAGCAGGGACTCGATCACGACGCCTCAAGGTCCGATCATCCGAACGCATAGCCCGAGCAAATTGAACAAGGGCATCGTTCTTGGTGCTGTCATCGAAAACACCGATCAGCTTCTGGACTGTACGATCCACTTCCTTGGCGTACTCACTCTCGGGAATCTTCTTGGCAAAGGCATCAAGCTCATCGAACATCTCTTTGATGGTTTTGCTGCCGGGATTGCCAAGGAAGTCCGAATACCGTTGACGAACCTCTCGACCGAACACAGTGTCACTTGCCTCGAACTGAACCCGAGGGTCACTCAACACTTTGGCCTCTTGACGTGCATTCTCCACCCAAGAGTTCAAGCCAGCCAACGTACCACCGATACGATTCACCAACGGCTGAATACGAGCCACCGCAGCTGGATCACCACGCTTGTAAGCGTTGTACGTTTCCGTAGCATCACCCTCAACGATGTCAACCATGTACGCGCGAGTAAGGTAAGACCCCATCCGTTCCTTGATTGTCTTGAGGAGATCAAGCACACTCTCCGGCATCGTCCTTCCAGCGTAAGCCTCGACAAGATGTCTCCCCACTTCCGTGGACAAACGATCCATCTCAGCTCGTGCTTTATCGAGAGTCTTTACCAGCTCGCCGTTCTTGATCTTCTTTGCGATCTCACTTCGTTTGGTGGCGTCCCTTTCTGCGAGATACTGCGTAGCAAGCAAGGACTTACCAGTACCCGATTGCAACTCAACAGAACCGAGTTGCTTGTCCATCGCACGACCAATTGCTTGCATTTGTGCATGAGCACGCTGGATAGCGCCTTGGGCCTTGGAGAAAGCTTCGGTGGTCTCCTTCGTACCCAGCTTGTTGGCCGAGAACAACCAATTTAACTTCCGTTGGAGACCGTAGATAGTTTGTCCAGTATTAGTGCCGGGTGTTGGCTTAGTTCTTGTGCCGGTGCCAAGGACTTGTGACCGAACCTCCTCAAGACGAGCAGTCAACTGCTTTTCAGTTGAGACTGGTCGGCGAATACCCCCGCCCTCCATCGACATCTGATCCCCACCCACCGATTGTTCGACAACAATCTGCTGTTCGTCAGGAACATCCTGAGTCGAGCGAGGAGACTGCGCCACGCGCTCTGCGCGGGTGAGGTTCATGCGCTTCTGGACGTTACGTGCTTCGGTTTCACCAGCTAGATTTTTGTAGAGTTGATAAAGCCCCCCTTGCTTCTTGAGCACATCTTTTAGACCATCTAGATCGCCAGATTCTAGTTTAACCCGGTCCTTGTTGATTTCAACAATCTCTCTCTCTAGGTAAGAGATGTCTCTATCAACCGCCTCTTTGGTCTGAAAAAAGATTTTGCTAGATGCCTCCGTCTCCGGCGATGTGCGGTCAACCCGTGCAGGGTCGGTAGGTCCGAACATGGCCTCCATCGCAGCCTTTCTTAGACTGCGAATCTCTTTCTCCACGCTCGATCTTTCTGCGAGAATAGCTGCCTTTTCTGAAGACCCATCTACAGCCCTCATACTTTCCAGCATAAGAGCGCCTTCCCTGTTTTGAGCTGCTCTCCAAGCAGCTACAGCAGGAGAACTCTTAGACTGAATTAAGTAGTCTCTGATTTTCAAAGGACGGGCCATCTTTTCTGCCAGTTTAGCGAGAAGGTCTTCAGCTAAACTCTTTTTGCTTTCCGGTGTAAGCGCCTCAAAAGCAGAGGACTCGTTACCACCTTTGGCAAAGCCTTCCTTCATCTGGACAACGTGCTGAAGTTCGTGAAGCAAGGTGGAGAGCGGGTCTTGGGCGTAGGGTGTCAGACCAACTTCCATCTTGTCGTCGTTAAACCAACCTTGCAAACCTTTGAAGATGTCTGTAAATCCTGCACGCTTCACAAGGCTAATATCACGAAGTTCCGGGTAGGCATTGAACAGCTCGGGGTGGTCAACAACATCGCCGACCTTTACCGTCACTGGCTCCTTGAACAATGCGGACTCAGGAATCTGATCGAACGGAATCTTCCAAGACATCTGGGAGTCGTCGATCTCGAATCGCCACTTACCGTCCTTGCCCTTGAACCAACCCGTCTCTTGACGAACAATCTCGGCATCTTCCCCGCGAGCAACACGAGCCTCGGCATCAGACAACTTGCCGAGATCAGCGCCGATGGCACGAGGGCCAGCAAAGGCACGGCGAACACCCGTCTCCGGCGTAGTCGTCTCCGTCCTAGTCCTTGCATCCCGCTTGTTGATCGCATCCACAAGTGAGTACGACGCATCGAGCACTTCATCCAGAAGGGACTTCTGGCTACGGGGAACACCAAGCAGAATACGGATGGCGTTCTTGACAGGCTCCCACAGGCTCTCTTTCTTGAGAGCACTTTGCACCAATGGATTAGTCATCGTATTGGCGTGGAACTCGTTGACATCTGTGGTAGCGTACTCTACTGCGCTCTTCTCGTCGGGAGTAAGCCCCTTCTTGGGAATAGCTTCCCGCAACTTGAGACGAGCATCGTTGAGGTTATTGACGGCTCGGACAATAGCCGGATCAGTTTCACGACCCTCTTGTACAGCCCGAATAGCAGCAGCACCCTTGGCGTGGACAATCTCGTGAAGAGTAGTCTCGACCGTAGCCGTACCATCTCGACGAGCGTAGCCATCACCCACAATGGTGACTTCATCCCGACCCGTAGCCGGGTCAACCTCGTGACTACCTTTGGTCTGGAGTTCCTTCGGGTCATCTTTCAATGCCCGCTGGAACGGAGTACGAGCCTCCGTCTCCGGTTGGAGAAGAGTGAACCCAACGTTTTTCATGTCCTCGGTGGTGAGTGAATCAATCAAGCGGTCGTACCGCTCAATCTTCGGATCAGCACCCATACGCACAGCAGCCTTCACACCAGCCAAGGCATCCCACGCCGTGCGAGCACGGGAGAGAGCTTGACGAAGGGGAGTAGCCTTACGCTGTTCCGGAGGAACTTGGACGTTCATGATACGAGCGAACGCCGCTTGCTGGTCAGACGGAAGGTTGACCGAGCGGTTGGCCTTTACGTCGTTGAAGAAGTTCTCCAACTCTTGACGCTGAGTATCGTTAACCGGAACACCAACCTCCGCCGTCTGTTCACCCGTGACAGCTCCCGTGGTGGGATCAATCACGTCCTCTCGGACGGTGGGTCCAACAACCGAAGGGGGTTCATCCGCACGCATATTGGTGGGGGTAGGATCAGCCACAGGCTGCGTAGGAGCCTCCACACGAGCTGCCCTAGTAGCAGGCAAGGGGGTAGGTGCGGGCTGGGTAGAGGTAGTCTCTACGGGGCTGGGAAGCTCTGTGCGAGCAAGTCTATCTGCCGGGGCATCAACCAACGCCTCTTGGCGGGAGGCAATAGCCCCTAGCTCCCTGTTGATTGTCTTGACCCGTGACTTCTCTTTGCGAGTAAGAGGGGTTGCCTTCTGGAACAGAGTGTCTCGTTCTTGAGTTAGCTCTTGAACCCGAGCTTGTTGTACCGGGTTCTCGGCAAGAGGGGTTGCTTCTCCGCGTGGGGTGTTGAACCCCAAGGCAGCACTAGGCTCTTGATCGGGGAGCACGGACACAGGTCCACGAGGAACCCCAAGAACTTCTTCGGTGGGTTGAAGGAGTGAAGTGGCCTCTCCGCGAGGGGTCTCCAGATCAACACCCTCTACACGAGGAAGGAACGGAGAAGAAGGTCCAACAGGTTCTTGACGAACAGGTCCAAGAGGGCTCTCGGTCACAGTGCCTTTCCGAGCACTTTCTTCAGCCTGAGCCACAACAGCTGCACCTTCCGCAACCTTACCTGTTTCATCCGCAGCAGCGATCTGGGCTAGGCGTTGTTGTTCCACGCGCTGTGCGCGGGTGAGAGGTGCACGAGTACCGAAGATAACGGCCATGCCCGAACCAAGCGTGGCAGAGGTAGTCAGGTTATCCGGGTTGGTCAAGTCACGTTGAGCGGCAAGCTCTTCTGGGAGTAGCGGGTTAACTACGCCAGCCGTTCCAGCTTCAGCACCAATGCCGCCAATAGCGCCAGTAACACCGCGACGAATAACGCCGCCAGTTTGCGACAACGGAAGACCAGCCGTGGCAATAGTGGCAAGTGTATCTACTGCACCAGCAGCAAGAGCTTGACTAGGGGTGGCGCCGGCTTGCTCTGCTTCATAAGCAGTTTGTGCGCCAAGACGAGGAGCGAGAACACCCATAGCCGGGACGGCTTCAGTCACAGTATTAGCTGTACCACGGACCCAGCTTCGCGATGCCGCATCCCAAAGAGCCTCGCCTACACGAGGGACTGCGCGCGAGCCGCCAGTAGCGGCGACTTCGGCAATCATTGGGACAGCTTGACCAACACCAAGTGCAACCTGATCGCCGGTGCTCAACTCTCCTAGCTCAGAGATTAGCTGGTTTGATGTCTGCTGTGCCTCTGCAAAACGGTTGCGGTAGCGGGGCTCACGCCCCCATTCCCCGGTGTTCACGTCATAGGCAATCTTTGATTCTGCCCACTCAACCGCATTGGCGATAGGGTCGATAACCCCTTGAAGGAAACCACCAGCTTGGACAGCACCAGACAGGGCACCAGTACCGGCTACCTCGGCTTTACGTGCAACCTGCGACGGTCCTTGTTCTGCTTGCTCCTTTGCTTGGTTGGTAAAATACTGCTCGCGGTTCCGGGTGATCTCTGACTCCGACATCGGCTTGAGTTCAAACCCTTGCTGCCTGTTGAACTCTTCGGCTTGAAGGGCTTGTTGGGTGGCTTGCTCTTGACGGATAGCCTCGGCTAGACGACGGGCATCCTCGGTTGCTCCAGCCCTGTCAGCCGCAACAAGAGCCGACTTCAGTTGTTCAAGACGAGGGTTCGTCGCCATCTAGGTGTGTCTCCTATTGGTTAAAGTATTTGTTAAGCAAATCTTCCACGCCAGTCACAACACGACCGACGGTTTGTGCAGCACCTTGACGGCGGGCAGCCATTGCAGGGAAGGCAGCATCAGCCACAGCAGGATCAATCTGACGTGCTGCTTCGTACTGCTCCTCTGGGGTAGTTTTGTCTTTGACCGCCTTGGAGTTGATGACCTGAGCAATGCGAGTGGTACTGATGCCTTGCGCAGGTTGCTGTCGCATCATCTCCATCTCCTGCTCTCGCAGACTCAAACCACGAGCCTGAAGACCAAGCTGACCTTGGTTGTACGCCTCGTTCTGTGCGAGTTGACGTTCGCGGAGGGCACGCTCCGCTGCCGACTCTTCCTTTCGGAAGGCTTGTTCTTGTTTCATGAGGCCCATACGAGCCGCACGATCAGACTCTTGCATCTCTCGCTGGAACCCCATCTTCCGAAGTTCTTGCATCTCTTGGCGCTTCTGTTCTTTGAGCATACGCGCTTGTTCTGCGGCTTGTTCTCGCCCTCGGACATTCTGTTGCGCTTTGCCCATGAAGATGCTTGCAAGCCCGGAAGCTGCGTTTGCGTAACCTGCTCCCCAATCTGCCATGTTATGCTACTCCCATAGGTGCTTGAGGTGCCGGGGCCTGAGGTGCGCTCTGCGCTTGCGCTTGCTGCGCTTGAGCGCCTTGCGCTTGGAGATCAGAGCCACGCTGTTGCAGGATACCCGCCACCTCTTGTTTGATTGCAGGAGCCATGTCAAGGATGTCTTCGTCTTCCATCCCGAACATATCCCCAAGGTCAGCCAGCTCGTCTAGGAACTCATCCACAGCTCCACCACGAGCCAACCACACACGGGGGCTAAGCGGGGTATCGGTGTCCATAGAGGCAACCTGTGCAGGCTCGATGACGTTGAAGATGAGAAGGGCAAGGGCCTTGGCCGGTTCCGGGGAACCTAGCGCCTTACCCACAGCGTTCAAGGACTGTTCGTTCAACAGACCCTCGAACAGCGCAGCCGATGCAATCTCTTGATCCATCGATTCTTGATCGTTGAGCTTGTCTTGGTTGAAAGGCGAAGCCTCTTGCTGTTCCATTGGTTTCTGTTGTTGTGGGGCTTTGCTCAGCATTCGGATACTCCTTAGAAGCTCTGAAGGGGCGGCTGTTGCCGGGGGTTAGCCAAGCCACCGCTCACAGGCACCGGAGCTGTTTGCTCCCTACCCGTGGGATTGGGATCAGTGGGACGATTGGCTTCAATCGTGGGTGCAACACCCGTTCCTCCGAACTGCTTAGCTAGGCCAGCAAACGCACCAGCCTTACGCTGGCGCTCACGCTGATTCATGTAGTCTTGGTACTCGTAGTCGTAGGCCAGATTCCGTCGCTCTTCAAGACCTTGAAGGGGAACCATCTCCTTAGACTGCTGAGCCTCGAACTTACTTTGTTTCTTGGCAGAGCGGCTTTGAGCCACACCGCCTGCGACAGTTACCGCTGCTGCGGCTACCGCCATCCATCCCTCAATCATCGGAAGTCCTCCATTCAATCTCGAAAGGCCGGTACGTGAAAGAGTCCACGATTGCGGCAACGTGTTGTTTGTCGCAAGCTGTGATCTCATCCGAGAATAGCACGCTTGCCTTTGATGTATTGTGGTCGATATAAACTCGAACCAGATCGCCATTTGACTTGTTCACCAGACCGAAGTAGTTGCCTTCCTTGGCATCCTCGAAGTCATCTCGATCTTCGATCTCATCCCACTGTTGGAATCGGAACTCACTCGGCACTTCGATCTTGTTGAAGAAGATCGTACTCACAAGGCGAGGAGTCTCTCCGTCTTCGATTGGCAAATCCTTGGGGAACCGGGAGTGGAACAAGGAAGCATCGAAGATCACGGCGGTGTTAGCCTTGGCCTTGACGTACTCCAGCTTGTCCCAGTGAGATTCATCTCCGATGTGCTTGGACAACATCTCAAACAGGCAAGGATCAACGGGCTGTTTCATACGATCCAAGCCCGTTGCCTTGTGCCTCCAGAACATTGTCCCCGTATCACACGAGGGCTCATTGAAATACAGCACACAAGCGTACTGAGCATCGGCTGAGTCGCTGTGGATGTAGTGAGTAAGCGGTGTGTTCTTCGTTCCTACTCGGACATGACTTTGCTTGAACTCGACCATGAACCCCATCTCCTCCTCAATCAACTTCTTGATTGGAAGGGTGATCTTACCAAACCCCGTGTAGTTCTTTCCTTTGTACACATGGTCAGAGAACTCAACCCCGTCTAGGAGTGGACGAACCAACTCAAAGTTGGGAAGGAAGTTGTCGATCACTTTGATGAAACGGGGCTCATGATACATAAGCGGTTAGCCTCCTCGGCTGCCAAACAAGCGATTGATGAAGTCGGTGGTGTTACCGTACAGCGTAGTACCAATCTGCGAGATCGTTTGAAGATCGGCAGGGTTCCACACAGTCGGGTCAGAGAAGTATAAAGCCATAAAGTTCTGTTGCCAAGCGTTGTTGAGGTTAAGACGCTGGCCGAACTCTGTGCCGATGATCGAGTTACGGAACTCTCGCTCAGCAGCCTGCTCACCGTACTGGTATTGCAACCCCATCTGGGTTTGCATCCGGTTCATGTCGAAACCGAACATCTGCTGGTTACGGGTAAGATCAGCGCCCAATCCGAACTGAGCAAGCTGTTGCTGCTGGAACCGATCAAGACCTTGCTGTTCACCCGAGAACGCAAGGTTCTCACGTTGACGCTGGAGATCAAGAGCCATCTGCTCACGAGCAAGCTGAGCTTGAATACCTGCGTTGATACCTGCACCAGCTTGTCGTAGACCTTCCATAGTCTGCTGGTTCATGATGTCGCGCTCTTGCATCAAACCTTGGTTCAAGGCCCCCATGTTCTCGGACTGGGTCCGTCCGTAGGTCTGGGCATCCGCTTGGGCAATTGGCATAGCGGCTTCAAGCGAGCTACGCTCGGCACTACCTGCTGCAATCGAACTGTTGAGAAGACCACGGCGATTAGCCGTTTCCAGTCCACGCCTAGCGGCGTTTTGCATGTAAGCCCCACCACGGTTCATCAAGCCTTGCATCTGGTTCTGGACAAGCTCGTTACCCGTCACGTTGCGGGTGTACGCTCGGTTGTCTGTACCGTAGATACCTTGGGCTTGAGAGTTACGCGGCGGAACGACCTGTTGATAAAGTCCTCGACTCCCGAGAGTACCTGTCGTACCCCACTGGGAGTTCGTGTTTGTATTGGTATTTGACACCAACTCAACCATTTGGTCACATCTCCTTGTGTGTTATTAAGGGGTGAAGCGGGAGCCGTTAAGCGTCCCGCTTACCTCCGTTCTGGTACTGGACCAACAAGACTTGAAAGACTGTCGGAGGAACCAGTGTCTTCTTGGTCTCGTCTCGCTTGATGCGATAGGACAGAGACCGGCCGTCCTTGGCTACATTTGCCATAGTGGTTGATGGCTTCAAGTCGTCACTCACCGACGCACTGGGATTACGCGGAAGGGAGATGTTGACATCGGTATTTGAGTACGAATCTTCATCGTAGTCAGCACCAACCGTTATTGTATACGGTCCATAACCACGAGTCAAGCCATCAGCGCGCACTTTTCTGACAGTTGTGTCTCGAAACGGGTCTTTGTACGAGAAAGCCGTGTCAAAGAACGCATCGAACCAAGACCCATCAAAACCCAACCCCCGCTCAAACTCGTACACAAACTTGGAGTTAGCGCTTGAGATATTTGACCGAGGGCTGTAGTGAGCCAAGTGGATTCGTTCTCGACCATCGCCATCCACTTGCGAGGAGTGGGCAATAGGCACAAGGAACTGACTCTCAGCTTCGTTGAGGTAGTACAAGGCGTAGGTGAATGCCAAGGTGCCGTCACCGTTCATGGTCAAGATCAATACACGACCGTCCCTAAAGAATAGACGATACTGATTCTTGGCCCTTACGGGTACGGCACACACTACACCAGCTCCCTTGTTCAACGAGAACAGGTCATCAGCTCTTGTCATCCGAGGAAGAATCCAAGGACTTACTTTCTGGCTGATACGGATACCCACGAAGTTACCGTACTTCTGGCTTTGTTCAAGCGTCGAGATACCCCGGTTATCGCAGTACAACGGGATACCCATGTCCACTACCGTGTACTCAATCGCTCCGGTCTTGGGGGCTAGAGTCTCTACGTTGAACGTATCGGCATTATCTCCGAGAATCGTGTAGATAGAGTTCTCACAGAACACACCGAGGGCCTTACCACGCATCGCCAGCAAGCCGGTTACGCGGTCTCCTACGCCCACCTCAGCAGCACCCAATAGGCCATCATAGTTCTCGGGTTCACCGGGCACAGAGAAGCGCACAGTACCGTCCTTGTAGCCTAGTGCTAGGTGGTATTGGTGGAACTCGATGTGTCTTGGTTTATCCTCGTCGGGTACGACGGTGTTAGTGTAGATGAACTGGAGATACTGTTCCTCGTCTCCGTCATCATCGGCATCGAACGCAGCAAACGAGAAGGCTTTACCTGCGCCACTCACTCCGTAGAAC